ATGGGTTGTGGGTTGAGGGTGGGGACTGTGTACCGTTTGCCAGGTTGTATCACTGGCCATGCTGGTGCGCCTGCGTCTCGTAAGTCGTCAGCGAATGACATTGTTGTCTCGATGTCGGGTGATTACCGATGGAGACATCTTGAATCCACGCTTCTTCAAGGCATGCACTATCTGCATGGGTCTGATCGTGGGGTCTGCCATTGCTTCGCGTAAGTCTTTGCCATCTTCGGCAGAGAGTTGAGCAACTATCTCATCGAGCTTTGAGGTTCCTCTTAGGCTTTGCGCTTTTATTTCCTGCAATAGTTTCGCCATTGGTAGTCCCCTTGAGATGCCAGTCGATGTGTGAATCCAACTTAGTCCCAATCTTGTCCACATTTCCACTAAGCACATCTAGAGCATCCACGACTTTTGCGTGGTCTTGCGAGTTTTCGTTACGCATCACCATCATCAGCGTTGTCATCGCCCCACCTACAGCCGTGATCAACGCAGCAAGAACGATGCCCCAGTCCATCATGCGGCAGGCTTCGGGTTAGCTGCCTCGTAGTCGAGGACGGCTTGGTTGGGTGTTGAATCAGTCCAGCGCAAGTGCCAAGGTTCTGCACCTGGCATGTCAACAACTTCGTGACTGAACCCGAACCGTTGCTCATTCTCCAACAGCCACGCGAGTACCTTCCCAGAAGCATTGGCGACATCAACTGCGATGCCCATCATGTGACGTGAACACTTCGCAGAATCATCAACAGGACTTGCAAGTACAGCCATGCCCTTCTTGAGATACCACTTCTTGCCATCATAGGTTCGGGTCTGTGCGCCTTCAATCGGCTCCACTTGAAACCGTTGCAAGAACCCAGCCTTCTGCTGAGCAATACTTCGATACGTATCACCAGGCGAAGTCGGCTTCAGATTGATCCCACCCTCAACCATCGCTGCATGCTTCATCGCTTCCCAAGCGCGAGCAGCACAGTGATGCAACTGTCCACCACCACTGATGGGTCGCAACATCGTGAGCGAAACCTCAGAAGGCTTCTTGCCTTTGAGATGTTCGCACCACTTGATTGGGACTACAGGCCAAGGCATCTTGGTCATTGAATTACTTCTTCTTCGCGCCGAATGCGTCGTTGATTTCATCCATCGTCAGGTTGCCATCAAGCGATGCTTGAGCCAACTTCTGCACAACAGTTGCACAGGCTGCGAACCCAGCCAACACAGCCGACTTCCAAATCTCCAATTCCGGTGCGATCACGGCTGAACCACCAACGATGGCAAGAGCTGACGATAGGAACACTGCGACGATGCGACCTGCAACATCTTGTAACTTCTTCATTCTGATTCTTCTTTCTTGGTGAGTGCGCCGATCAGGTGCAGAACTAATGCTCCAACAGTAAGCCAGATCACGACTCGTTGGATAGCCCCAGACAACGTGAGGATCGTCGTGACAGATGCAGCGATAGTCCACAGCAACGCATGAAACTCACCCCATATCTTCATCGCCGATTCTTTCGTGTTGGTGCAGGGGCTGACACCAAGAATACAGCACCCAAGGCAATCAATGCTCGACGAGTTTTGATTGGCACAGTTTGATTCGTCATCACATAATCATCAGCGAAACCTTGGAACAGATTCAACACAGACTCGAATGCTTTACGCACAGATGACGGTGCATCTTGTACAGCAGCCACCAACTCAATCGCCTGCTCAGTTGTGAGTTCTTCAACCGTGACCTGCTCAAATACTTGTGCTGCTTCCTCATTCGTCAACACCGCCAACACCGCCGGCTCGGATGCAATGGACACGGCTTGGTCGGTGGTGAGGGCGTGGGTCAGGAGTTCGGTGACAATGGCTTTGACTTCTGCTGGGGTTGCTTGCTCGATGTTGGCTAGGGCTTCGACTACAGCCTCATCGGTGATGGGTGGGAGTTCTGCGTCTTTGGCTGGTTCGCTTGTCTCAGGGGCTTGTGGTGCGTCTGGTGCCGTGTCTGGTGGCAGGGGCTGGGTGTCTGGGGGTGGGGGAATGGTATCTGGTGGTTCGACGAACGGTAGCGTTTGTGGTGGCTGAACAGTAGCGTTTGGCGGTTCTGGCATCGTGTTAGGGATAGGGGGGAACAGTGGTTCTAATAAGGCTGGGAATGTATCTGGTGGCTCAGGCTGTGTCTCTGGTGGGCTTGACATTGTTGTGGGTGGTGGAGGCACCGTTGCAGGTGGCTCTGGCATCGTTGGCTCTGATGGGTATGTGGAAGTTGTTTGAGGTGTCGAAGTAGTTGATGGGTTTGTAGCAGGAACAGTTGTGGGTGCGACAGTCGTAGAAGTTGTCGTGGTACTGGTAGTCCATGTTGTTGTTGTCTCCGCAATAGTTGTGTCAGGGATAGTGGTATCTGGAATCGTGGTGTCAGGAATCGTGGTGTCAACTGGTTGCTGATAATCGGTAGTGAATGCCTCATCAGGAACGATTGCAAATCCCTCATTGTTGATGTTCCACGCAAGCATTAGACATGTCGAGCCACCGTTCTCATACATCCACAAGTCAAGCGGTTGACTGCCTGCACTAATGTCTATCTCCCCAGACTCCATCCAACTGCAACCCTGATCGCCCCAGTTGCCCCACTCATTCCCATCAATGTTGATTCGGCCACCATCATCAGAAGCCAACCAAAACTCAATCGTGTTGTGTTCAGGGATCGTGATGAACCCAGTCATGTGAACCATGAACAGATCGCCTGTGCAATCTAGATACGGCTCACCGTCATACGAACGATTGATATTGTTCTCAACCTCAGAACCACACAACACATACTCACTGTCAGACATGACAGGAGGAACCACATCAATCGTGTAGTACGACGTGGACAACCCTGGTGCCGGATCAGCTGACGCTGACGGAATGAAACTAAAGATCGAGGCTAGAAGCGCAGGCGCAACAATCAACCAACGACTACGAAAGAAGTGCTGCGACCTCATCGGCTGTCAAACCTAACTTTGCGAGGACGTTCTGTTTGGCTGTGGCTTTATCCGCTGCGGCTTGTGCTTGGGCTGTCGCAGCATCCACAGCATTCTTTTTGATAAGTTCGTTTGTGGCGATTTCCTCATCGGTCATGTCGCGCACATTGTCACCGTCAAAAATTTTCATATCAAGACCATCCGTAAAGTTTAACTGTGCCAGTTAGGTTGCCTGTGACGCCTGTAAACAGCAGGCTGTCGTAGGCTTGATTGGCTTCATATAACGCTTGGTACAACACTACGGCGTTGGTTGCGCCTGATTGCTGATTAATAACTTGATGACAGTCAAACACTTGGTATCCCGAAACGGTGCAGTCAGATTGAGTGTTGATTGTGCCGTTCACTGGATACACAACAGTGCTGCTGTTTACTAACGGCACTGATGTTTCGCCACCGGCAACACTGTTAAAGGCTGCGCTAGTTGAGACTGTACCTGTGCGCCAACGCTTATAGTTTGCAGCGGTAATGGTTGAACCAGCCGAACGCAAATTGAATGTAAAAGTATTGTTGAAAGAATACTTGATTGTGTAAAACTTGTAGGTGCTGCTGAACGATGATGTCGTAAATTGTGTCGTCGCCACGTTTGATGGTGACAAAGTTTCAATCAGAGTCACCGCTCCAGAGGAAGCAGCACCAGCAAAATAGATTGCAGCGGATGCGCTGATGAAGATCAATTTACCTGTTGCGTTTTGTGCCAACGCCAGTGAACCTGTGGTGCCAACTGTGCAGGTTCCAGCGGTGATTGTGCAAACGCCGGCACCAATGTTGGCAATCTCTACGACATCGGATGCTGCGAAGATTGAGGTGTTGACGGTGATTGTGGTTGCCGAGGCTGAGTTCATTACCACTCTGGTGCCAAGGTCAGCAACTGTCAGTACATAACTGGCGGTCTTGGTTGATACAGGCAAAGTTGTGATTGCGTTCAGCTGTGATGCCAGGAGGGTATTGCCTGAACCGAATGGGAATGGTGTTGCCATAATGCTCCTATTGTAGTGCGTAAATCGGATCGTCAAGTTCCGACGTGTCCAGGATGAATGGTAGTACAAGTTGGACTTGACCCATTCCGATGGTGACGCGATGTGTTGACGGGTTGACTGTGTGCCGTATGGATTCGACCACCACATTCTGTGTCACCGTTGCCGGTGTGCCAGTCGAGAATGTCTTCGTTACCGACAGGATGTCACCAATTTCTAGTGCTGCCATCTGTGCTTGTTGTGCTGTAGTCAACGCATTCAACAACACGTCCATCTCCGAGAACCTGACCACAGGGTCTTGGAACCTAGACAACAATGATGCAGCCAACGCAGACCCAGCAGCATCAGTAGCCAACGGAACCCCAGTCAACGACAACGCCTTGATCCCATACTGTGTTTGTGATGCTGTACCAGACGCAATACTTGAAGCCGTACCGCCATCAATTTGCACAGCCACACGATTCACCACCGTCTCAGCTCCATACACATTCGCCAACGACTGAATCGGAACACCAGCCGTACCACCAAACGAAGCCACAGCCGTACCAAACGACGTAGCAATCCGAGCATCAAAGTTCAAACTCCCAGAACGATCAACAAACAACCTGCCACCTTCGGCGGTGGCTACGTCTTGAAGTGCCTGGAGTGCGTTCGTCGCATCGTCATACGCAACCGTGCCACACGTTGCCAACCCTGTCTCAATACTTCGAGTCGCAGTCGAGAATGCAACTTCAGGACGATCCAAGATTGCAGACACACGCGCAGACGTGAGCTGTGATGAAGGGTTGAATGCGGTCAGGACGGTTTGACCAAGTTGACCGAGTGCATCGGTGGCAACGATTGTTGCCGTTGACAGGTTCGGTTCGGCATAGTCAATGTTCAAGTCGTACACAAACCCTGTGAACATTGCAGTCGTTCCGGCTGTACCGCCGTACACCTGGAACTTGCGTCGAGGTGCGATACCAACAGTGCCACCTGAATACCATTCTGATGCTGTGTTCAACGGGTCAAAGTATCGTGCAGCTGCACGGTCATCGGCTTGGATAGTGCAAGATGATGAAGGGAACGAATCAAGTTGGGTGGCACGGCCACGATTGATATTGATGTTCGTCACATACTCGGTGATGTCCACAAAGTTTGTTGAACCATCCAACACATCAGTGCCATCAAGTTTGCTGGAATCCAACGTGAACGCATCAGCCAAGAACCCAACATCCAACAACACCTTGTAAGTAGAACCCCACTTCGCAACCTTAGCCACTAGCGCACTCCAACAAACCCAGCGAACTGATTACCATTCCTCCGCGCAAACTCTGTGAACATATCGTTCAGATCGGAAACAAGTGTTGCTTCATCACTAATCATCCCAGCATTCACATTCACAACCATCCCACCCCCAGCAGGATTCGCCATGAACCCAGTCGAGTTACCTGTCACCGTTGCCGGAATAGATGCAGCCACACCAGCCATCGGGTTCGCAGCAACAACCTTTGGATACAACAGTTGAGTCTCCCCAACCTTCTTGATCGCCTCACGATAATTGTTCAACGCTTCAGTCTCACGATCAATCGCCTCAGCCACAGCATCAGTCGCATCAGCCTGCTTCTGCTTCGCCTCAGTCAACGCATCCGACAACTGGGTATAGATGTCAGAACCAACCGACGCACCAAAGATCGCATCATTCAACAAACCAGTCGCCTTCGTCAAACCATTAGTTGCCTCAGTCTGCGCATCAACAGCATCAGCACTCGACAACTTCGCCTCAGCCAACGCAATCTCAGCCTCACGAATTGCTTGAGGTGTTGACTCAGGATCAGCACGAACTTTCTTCAACGCCTCCTCAGCATCCTTGATCGCAAACAACGAACCCTCCACGTTGTACCCAGCTCGCTCCAACCCACGCTGAGCCAACTCCAACTCCTTCGCAGCCTTCCTAGCCTGCGGTGAATCAGCACCATACCCAGCCACAGCAGCATTGAACGCAGCCTGCGCATCAGCCACACCCTGGTTCGCAGCCGTCAACGACTCACCAGCCTTCACCGAAGCCTTCTGCGCTTGAGTGAACGCCTTCTGTGCAGAGTTGCTCGACTTCAATGCATCCGTGTATTCCTTCAACTTCTCAGTGGCGGTCTTCACAGCCTTAGCCACACCACCCCCACCAGTTGACCCACCCAATTCCTTCGCAACATCCTTCACTGAGTTCGCAGCTCGCAACCCAGACTGCGACATACGATCCAACGAATCCGAAACATCCTTCGGAGGCTTGCCCAGTTGAGCCAACTGCAACTGCGCCATATAAACCTTCATACGGAAATTGTCAAACATTGCACCAGCACCAGCCAACGCCTCATTCGTTGCATCCTGCACTTTGGACATCGCAATCGCAGTGACTAATGCTTTACCTGCACCAACCACGTTGCCTTGCAGAGCGAAGCCAAGTGCAGCCGCATCAGCCAAAATACGCACAGTCTTAGCAAGATCATGCGTGAATGTAAGCAACGAAACATACGCTGCTTCCAACACATTCACAGCCGTCTCACCAAACGTACCCATAGATGCAGTAGCCATCGCCAATGCACCACCAACTCCTTTGTCTTTGAAGTTGTCCACAAAGATTTGAACCGCAGGAACGATCTTGTCGTTGATGAATCCAACAAACTTCTCAAAGTATGGCAACAGAATCTTGCCGATGGATTCTGTAATCTCACCGATACCTAACTTCAATTTGCTCATCTGACCGGTGAAGGTATTAGCAGCAGCAGCTGAAGCACCCTTGAATGTTTCACCCAACTGAGAAGTCGCAGCGTTGAAGTCTTTGGTCTTCACAGTGTTCTCATCAAGAGGAACTCCCAACTTGCTCAACGCTGTGAACGAACCATTCGCAGCACGACTGATAGCCGTCGAAACAGCCTCAAGGTCTTTACCAGACCCAGCAGAGATGTCAAGGCTGATTTGCAACAACCGTTGCGCTTCGCTCAGATCGCCAGTACCACGAACCAAAATTGCCAACGCTGGACGCAACTTCTCCTCAGACACAGCAGCACTCATCTGCAACGCGCCGATGAACTTCATTGTTGATTCAATCTGCTGATCGGTTGCGTTAGTGGTTTGCTTTATCTGCAACGCCAACAACGCTTGAGACTTCTGATCCTCAGCCGCAGCCTGAACAGCCTTGTATGTGAACGCGCTCACAGAACCGAACGCAGCTGCACCAGCAATCGCCATTGTCTTGAATGATGGCAACAGACTTGACACCTGGGTCTTCAACCCACCCATGCCATCGTTGACTTGCTTGATGCCCTTCTTGTACTGTTCCGCGTCAGCGAGGAATCGAACTACGAAGGTACGTGCGCCAGCCATGCGCCAATTCTAGATGACATCCTCACAAGCCGAGCGCAAGGCACGGAAGTCAGCCAACACAGCAGACCACAATGCTTTACCTTCAAGACCGTCATACGTTGTGATCACCTTGCCTGCATCCCACCACGCATCATTCATCTCAACACCGATAGTGCGCTTGCGTCGAGGTTGAGCAGACTGACGTGGTGACGCTGGTGTTGGGTTCCGTGCAGGTTCGTATTGGAAGTCGGTGTCAATGAATGCACCTGATTGTTCGTGGAACTCAAATGGTTGATCTGGTGCATGTTGTGGAAGGTAGAAGATACGCGCAGCATCTTTCGTTGCAGGGTCACCTTGCAAGTTGATTCGTTCGTGCAGCTCCTGCCACACTGCTCGCCACAGTCCTGCCGGTACACGCTCAGCCAACGGCAACACCAAGTGATAGTGAGGATCGTCTAGTCGATGCGAGTACGTGGAGTAGGCAAGATATTCGTAGCCGTCAAGGTTGGCGTTCGCAAATGATTCGCCGTCCATGTCAACGACCAACGCTTCAATGAACCTGATCGCAGTATTACCGCGAGTCCTACCTGGGTAGTACTCAACAGGTGACCACAACGCACCATCAGACTTGTGTGCGTTCTCCTCATGGTGCATCAAGCGTTCTTTGAGGTCAACCCAATTCGTGGCGAACGGCTTCGGCTGAACAGACTTGACCGAATCAAAATAGACAACCATGAACGCCTCCCTAACTACAGGGTAGCGAACCCACAGCCAAAGTCAACGATCTTTCAGATTGTCCAAAACCTTGTCAATCGCATCCAAATAAACCTTGGCAATGTTGTCTTTGTTCTTGCGCACAGTAGGCCAGAAGAAGTACCCAGACTTCCCACGATGGCGAAGAAACTGGGTTGTCCTGCCCCCACCCTTACGCCCCATCTCAGTCCCAGCGCGAGACTTAGCCCCAGCCACCGTCCTGTTTGATGAGCCATGTTTGCCACCACCGAACTCGGCACCAAAGAACACGTCGCCCCTGGTCACCTTGGTCTTGCGAGTCCTGTTCGGTTTGGTTGTAGATACGAACCCAGACTTCTCATTCAGTTTGATTGTAGGAATACGGTCACGTTGCGCCCTCATCCCCTTCATCACTTCTAACGCTTGACGATTACGGGTCACCGATGCAGCCTCAAAGGTTGCTGCAACAACAAGTAGCTCTGCTACGCCTTGACTGGCAATACGTGCTTCTTTGTTGAAGTCAGGGTATGTCTTTGATAGATCACGAAGGAAGTCTGCGATGCCGTCAATCTGTACCGGTGCATTGATTGCATCGCTTGCGTTGAATGATCCTGCTCGACCTGCCATACAGCGATACTACTTGCCTAGGTGAATGGCTCTCCATCGAAGGTATGCCAACATTGTGAACAGCATTCGTGGTTCTTCTGCCAGCAGTGAACTCGGCGATATTCCAGTCTCACAAGCGAGATAGGAAATTACCCAGTGTGCTGACTTGTCTCCAAAGGGACGATCACTGCGTCTGCGCTATCTCCCACTTCGAGTGCTTCAATCTCATCGCACCATGATTCAAAGTCCAACCCAGTTTTCTTCAACCGTTTCTCTGCATGCCATCCGAGGTATGCAAGATCAGTCAATGTGAGTTCGGCTTCAAACTTGGCGACACTGCGATTGTATTTATTTTCAAACGCAATGAAGTCAGGGAACGCAGCAATGATTGTGCGTTGCTTGCCATCTAATGCACTAGTCAAACTGAGTGCGATTTTCATTCTCTACCTCCGCAGGTAAGGGTTGGAATTATTTGAACTACGCGCTAGTGCCAGTCTTGGTGATTGCACCAGAGATTGGGTAGGTGATTGACACTGTGGCCAAGTCACCGATAGCACCGTTCACTGGTGTCCACGAAGTTGGTAACGCACTGAATGCGTAACTTGGATTCGTTGACGAAGCAGCAGCAGTTCCGTTTGGCTTCACTGTCATCGGTACAGCTGTACCAGCAGTGAACGCATCCCAGAACAATTTTTCAATCGTTGGGTAGTCCTGTTGCAATTCAATCGTGACCGAGTTATCAATCATGCCCTGGATGCGAGTCATCGCTGACGATCCCATTGCCGAGGTCACAACTTCATTGGCTGTGGTTGACAATGTGATTGACGTGACATACGCCGAAATGTCGGTGTTAGCAGTACCGAAGGTCACTGCGACGTTTGTGAGAACTTGCTTTGCCATGATGTCTGCTCCTGCCTATCGGCGTTCGAGTTGATGTCTGCTCGGCTGAGCCGATGCGATAACACTACACGCCACAACGCACACTCGGCAAGGGGTCAGGCGTACACCGTGACAACGAAGTCAATCGCCAGATACGTTGCGTCATTCGCTTCAAGGGTAGAGATGTTGTTCGCAGACTCAACAATCAAATCCTGCACAACCCCACCCAAAGTCCGATCCGACTCAATCGCAGCCCTGATCGAAGTTGCACCAGCATAAGACAGATACCCATCCAACAAAGTCTGTGCAGTACGCTCAGCCGAACGACCCACCACAACCGACACCGTGAACTTGTGAGTAATCAAACCCCCACCCATAGCCCCGTTGTACTGGATACTGTCCAGCAACGGCCAAGCGAACGGGGTGTTCACATTGTCAGGCTGATAGGCGTAAGCGCGAAGACCTGACACCGTTGCCAGGTTCGCAGCCAAACCAGTTTTGATCTGGGAGACGGTAGTGGTTGAACTCATGCGAATAGACGCATGCGTCGGTACGGCTCGACGAGCTGTGCCACATCAGGGTCAAGCGCACGGCTCACCCTGATTGCACCCATGTCACCGAATCCTGCGACACCCAACGGACTGTCATATCGTTTGAACAAACGTGATGCCTGGATGATTGTTGCCTGTGTGACCGGCTCAGGGATCGCAGGCCAACCAAATGTGGCTGTCACTTGTACCAATGCTTGTTGACCATAGTTTGCATTCAAGGTTGGGAACAGATAACGGTAGACGGCACGGATTCTGTCATAAGCCCAACTGATGCCGTCAAGGTTTCCATTCAATGGTTCCAACTGGTAATCGGTTGGCGACCATGTGACATCGAATGAACCAACAGCTGCTGATGAAGAAGTCTTCAATGTGAGTGCTGTGCCTGTGATGTCGTCAATATGAACATAGTATGGATCGTCTGCTTCGTACACTCTGGTTGTGGCTGAACCATCAGCCCAAAACTTGCGATTGCAATAACCATCAATAAGACGTGATGCAGCACCGGCACAGTTGTCAATCAGATCATCATCAATGTTGTCGGCAGTGCCGATTCGGAGTGCCGCCTTG